AATAAAATTATATTCTTTATTTTTTAATTTATTGACAAGTATGTCACTCATTTTGCCATTGTCATAAGATTTATTACTATGAATATCCAATACTTCATTTGTATAAGCATATACACACATTGCTAAATTACCTGTATTATCGCTTGTTAATGTCGTTGTTGTTTTTATATTGATTGGAATCCATCCATAAATATAATCATATGCTAAAATGTCATACCAATGTCTCTTTTCGGGTATTTTAATTCTTGCACCAAACTTTATGCTAAGTAATTTGACTACTTCAACTTCATCTAAACAGCTATTTATTCTACCGTCTTCATTTTGACTTGAAAATTGAAATGCTTGTAGCTTTAAATAATTTTGAATTTTATACATAATTAGAGGTAAGCGTTTTAATCTAAAGCTGGTTCCTCTAAACCATGCTTGTATCTTGATTATCTTGATTATTGTGACATTTACATCCATTTTTTTATTACTTAAATAATAAAAAAATTTAATCTCAATTTTAAATGACTATTAAATCATTCTTCTTTTATATAGCTATTATTGCATAGTTTTTTAATTATTTTTTCCTCATTGTTATCCTTAGTGTTTGCTATTGCGACTAATGTATGAGTATAATAATTTTGTTTATATTCATTGTTTTGAAAATCAGGATTTTCTTTTGTCCATTTACTTAATGCACAAAATTGCTTTGTTGATACATCTTTAATGGCCTTTCTGATTTTTTCTTTATTAATATCCTTTTCCCAATTGTCATCATCTTTAATATATAATGATTCGCGTTTTAAGTCAGTGCAATGTATCGGTCGCTGATATAATCCTAATTTACTCATATTTTCAATTATTACATTACTTAGCCCATTAACTAGCCCGTTTTGCTTTGTATAGTCAAGCTGTTGTAAGCTAACTTGAATAGATTTTATAAAATCGCTCATATTTATAGCGTCTTTACAACGCTCATTTAGAAAAACCTGAATATTAAATTTGTTATTATTATTGTTATTTGTTATAAAATTGTTATTTCCTAATTTCGGCAACATTTCACTTATTTGATTTTGTTGCTTCATCATGTGGTCTTGTTGCTTTATAATAATCTCTCTCATGTCTTTATTATCATTCAGCAAATTAATGATTAAGTCATTTGTTAAGTCATTTGCTAGAGCTAACTCGTTATTTGAACTGTCCACAATAGTTGCATTTTGCAAAAAATTACATTTTTTTTTATGAGCATAAAGCCCTTGTCTGCTTTTATACTTTTTTCCACAATTACAAATGATTTCTGCTAAAAGTTCGGATTTTTTCACACTAGCTGTCAACAAAATGTCAACGTTTGTATTGTTTTTATGTTTTGCTGTAGCAATATGTTTGTTATAATCTTTTTTGTCACACGTAGCATAGTTACAATTTATACATACAAATTCTGAGCGGATTTTTGCGGATTTTTTTGTCAACATTTGTCAATAATAATTTAATAGCTATATATTTAATATATATTTTATATAATTTTTCCGGATTTTTCCGGATTTTTTCGGATTTTTTGTAAACAAATGTAAAATTTATGTCAACAGTTTAATGAAGAAAAGGTGCAATATATAACATTTTTGCATAATTCCTCATTAAATTATAAGATTTTGCGCGCTTTTTTGCACTTTTTGTGTTTTTTATTTAAAATTTTATGAGCATATATGATACCACAAAAAAACCGGATTTTTGCGGATAATTTCGGACAATTTTGTCAACAAATGTCAACAAATGTCAACAACTTTTTTTTTAGAAAAAGCGCAAAAAAATTATGGTAAGGCGTTTTTAACAGTTAAAAATTTAGGAATATGACCTTTAACGTCTGGTATTATTTTCAAAATGCAAATTTTTTATTTTTTCTATAAAAGGTTGGGGTTTTAAAAATTGGACATTTATAAATGTCCATTTTCCAAAAAAATCGTGAAATTTATTTTTGTAAAAAATGCACATAATATTTACTATAAAGTTACAAGACCATATAACATAAGGTTTTTAAAAGTGGGGATTTCTGCACTTTTATACGGACTTAGCCCCCCACCAGCGGGTTTTTAAATGTTTATTAGTTCATTAAAATAATTCAGTTCTTTTATAACTTTTTCAACACATTCATTAACGTCGCTTGACAATAGCTCTATAAAACTATATGTTGTATGTAAGCTTAATATAACTCTGTTAAATTCACGCGTAAAATTCAAATCATAGTTGTAAAATAATGTGCCCAGTTTATTTACTAATGCTTGATTTGATATACTATGACTTGCATACAAGTCCAAACAATTAATAGTTTCATTATATAATACTTGTTTTATGTTATCATTATAACTGTTAAATAGCTCTTTTTCTTCTATAAAAGTATTTATTAAATATTCAATAGAGCTATAGTCGTTGTTATAAAACATATTGTTAAAAAAAATGTAATAGGCGTTTTGACTTTCCTTAGTTGGAAATGTGCATAACCCAAAATCTATTAACCCTAACATATATTTTGGGGTTGTTTCTGTTTCATTATTTGAAACGTCGCATACATCATTTATATAAAAGAAAACATTACCACAATGCATGTCACAGTGAATAACAGAATGATATAAAATTCCTAATATATTAAATTTGTTTAATAAATATGCGAATTCTTCTTTTATTGATGGATCCATAGTCGCAATATCTTTCAATTTTAGTCCATTAATATTTTCCATAACCATTAATTCGGGATATTTTTCGGTAATTTTTTTATACACTTTTGGAAACCTGTATTCTTTATTGTTTTTATATTTTTTTGTGAAGAGTTCTAACGACTCGACCTCTCTAATAAAATTCATTTGATTTAATAAAATCTCTCTATTGTCCAAAAGTAATTTTGTTATTTTGAGATATTTTATATATGGAATATATTTGCATATATACGATACATATAATAGCTCATCAAATACATTTGAAAATTTCTTCAAAATGTTTTGCTTTAACATTTTAACAATCACTTTATTATTAGAGCAATCACGTGCGTCAAATATTAATCCTACTATTCCGCTATTTATAGGAATAGCATTATTTAATGTTATGTAATATTCGTGTTGTAATTTATTTAGTAAATCATAATTAATATCACTAATACTATAAGGAACATTATCGGTATATTTTATTAAAAAATCCTGCTCATCAGAATATAATAAATCTTTGTTTAAACATAGCGCCTGAAACAATTTAACGTATACTATATTTTCATATTCTAACCTTTGTGCTAGTGCTTTAATTAATTCTAATCTATGTGTAGGTATTTTATATACATTATTAATTGATTTAATTATAATGTAGTTAATAATTTTGTAACTAATAATACTAACTAATTTTGCAATTCTTAGACTTATAATTAGTGGTCTAATAAATATCATAATTATTAATTTAATAGTATATTAAGTATTAAGTATTTATATATAATAATTACTTAATACTTTTTCCAGTATTATTTTTGTTTTTTGTCAAATTTTCTATAAATTCAAATTTTCTATAAATAATTTAACATTATAAAACATCTTTTTAAACATTAATCCTATAATATTGCTCATATAATTAGGTATGTCATCTGTCATTGTTATTTGAAAATCTATAGAAAATTTAAGGCTAACACATTTTTCATTATTGTCATTACTTAAAGTAATAATAGTTTTTCCAAAGTTAAATAACAATGCTTCATAATTGTTATTATCTAAATTTAATAACTTTAAATAATCATCTATTAAATCTTTATGTTCATATATTAAATCCTTATTGTAATAAGTAATACTATTATTCAATTTATTCAAATATTTTGTAGATCTAAATAAAATATATTTTTTCTTAATACCAACTTCCTTTGCTATATTTTTTATTAATATGCATATATCTGTTTCTTCGTTATTTAATGTAGTTGATGTGTTTAATATATGAATTTTTTCAATTAAGTCTACATTTACCTTTTCAAGTAAATTATATAATTGTGGAGTCACAAGTAAATCACTATTTACTTTACTAGTGTCCAAATTATTTAACTCAAATTGTAAATTAAATACACTAGCGTCAGATAAAGGCATTCTTATTTCGCTCAATAAAACATTTCCTTTATTACATACTATTTTAGGTTGAAACTGATTTTCTTCACACTGGTTCATTATAACTTAGTTATGATTAACTATTTAAATATTAGTTTATGATTATTTAAATAATATAATAAAATTATTTAAAAATAATAATCTAATATATTTAATTATAATATTTTATAATATAATATTATTAATGTACACTATTGCTGTTATTAAAGACAGGACAACTATTTATAAGAAAGTACCATACGATTGCTTGTCCTATAAACAAAAATTGCATAATGGCATTCTTAAATATAATATTAATACTAATACTAAAAGTCTGACCATTAAAGCAAAACCCCCTTGAATATAAATAATTAGAATAAATAATTAGAATAAATAATTAGTATATTTATAATATTATAAATATTTAGAATATTTATAATAAATTATTAGAATAAATTATTAGAATATATTATATTATATTATATTATATTATTGTATATGGTTTATACAGGCGGAAGTGCTTTATGGCTCCATCCTGGGAGAAATAGAGAAGAGCAAATTAGACAGATTTTGGGACAAGCCGTAATAAAAGAACTCACACAACAACTACATAGCAGCGCTATTATATATAGGCTTGATTTTGATCAAGGTGTACTTGATAATTTTTTTTCAGGTCTAGCCACTAATGACGTCAATAGGCCAAATTATCTCGCACCGAGAAGTTTAATAATAAAATACACTTGTGATAAAATTGATAATAAGAACTTTAGTTTGGAGTCAAGAGTGCATTATGACATTGCAAAGGCAAGTAGTAGAGACAATATATTTCCAATATCTCCTAATTATATTCATTCAGAAATTTTAGGTGTGACCAAGGATAACAAAAGAACTTACTCCCCAATAGGTAAGGCATTTAGTGCTTTATTAAGAAGACATAGTTTACATACTAACCTCATAGCATTTCTTGGCAAACTTAATCCTAATCCATTACAAAATATTAAAGATTATAAAGAGACAATAATTATTATGGAAATGATTGCCGGAGTAACTTTAAGACAAGCACTACAATCTTCAGGCCATAGTACAGAACCCACAAGAATTATAGAGAAATTTTATACATTTTATTTATCAGGATTGTTGGCTAAACGAGGTTATTCGCATGGAGATGGCCATTCTGGAAATATTCTTGTTTCTGGTAGCGAAGTGCCTTTTATTACAGTTGGTGCAGGACATGGTGGTGCTAATGATTTTGGAGCTTACTTGTTAAGTAATAGGATGAACATGGTCCCATACATTATAGATTTTGGTCGAGCTGCCCGTTTAGATGAAATGACATTAGAAACTACTGTTGACTGTCAGTCGGTCGAGCGCTATTATAGACATATATACAATAATGCCAGCGCTGCCATCGCAAGTGGTCGGCGAGTAAAGGATATCATTAATGAATATATACGTGGAAATATGTATGTTGAGGCTGTATTTATAACTACTATGTGTAGAAATATATATCCATCATTGTATAAATTCAAATGCGAAATGGGAGCTGCTATGTATGATGTTTTTTTTACTGTAAGCCAAGAACAAGCAGTGCAATTGAACGGTCTTTTAACGCAAGCAATTAATGATAGAGACCAGCTCGAGCGTAACCACGCAACAGCAATACACGCAACAGCAATACAAGGAGGTTCTGTTATGCGACGTATACAATATCGCTCCGAAAAGAATAAAATAACTCCAAAAACTCGTAAAAAAAAACAAATTAAATTACATAAAAAGAAATTACATAAAAAGAAAACTAGAAAAAATAGAATTCTAAAGTTTTAATTGTCCTAATAAATCATTTATTGATTTGGTTTTCGGAATTAACGACTCTTGTTTAGTTTTTCGTGCTCTCAATTTATGTATAAACCAAATATGTGGATTATTCATTGTTGGGTCAATTTGCAAATTTATACTAATAACCTGCGACCTACAATAGTTGCTACAACACATACAATCAAAGCCAAAATATAAAGTGCAGGTTTCAACTATTTGCTTATTACAAAAATCACAAGTAAATACCATATGTTGGTGCCTTAGCTTTAAATATATTTATAAAATTATTTTAAATATATTTAATATTTACGATTTTTTTTAAGATATAGGGCTTCAAATATCTAAACTCACAATATTTTTGTCACTTTTTTGCTTCCGTTTAGATTTAGTAGGGATTTTACCGCTCATCAAATCTTTCAAGTCTTCAACACTAATTGTGCTAGCCTCATTGTTCTTAGTTTCATTTACATCTATTTGTTTAGTTTTTAGTCCGCTTAATAGCGAGGCAATGTTTTGGTTAGATTGCGGCATTGTCGAGGGCCCTTTCATTTCGGGGCGTTTTATACGTTCTTCGTCATATGGATTGCCCTCATTATTGCCCAAACTAGAACCCCGTGCTGCCACAATGTCGGGGCGATTTACAATATTAGGCATTCGTTGGCTGCGGTCCGGCAATTTTGTTTCAATAGGCGCCGGTGGAGGACCCGAATTTATATTTGGAGGCATTGAAGCTCCAAAGCCGGGATTAGCCCCACTTCCACCATTATTAAATAGTCCATTCATAAATCCGCCTAGTCCCGGTTTTGTTTGTCCCATAGTATTAACCGCTGCTTGAGTAAATTGTCTCATTAGCTCCGGATTTTGACGCATAATATCATCCATACCGGGCATAGAAGATTTGAACAATGTATTTGACATATGAACCATCATTGCAGAACCGCCTAGCTGAAATAATAATTTTAACTCAGGAGACATTTTAGCTTTCGATTTATATTTTTCGTGCAATTCAGCAAAAATATCATCATATTCGTCAATATTCTCATTTATTTGCTCACCCCAGCCATCTAATTTAATGTCAAAAGGATCGAATTTACTATTTAAAAATTCTAAACCAGTAATACACGCCATCATCATTTTTCCTTGAAATTTAATAGCATTTGACTTTTCTTTTTCCGCAATAATTGTTTCATATTCGCCTATCATTTCATTTAAATCGGAGTCCATATTGTAACGCTTGCTTAGCGAAACGCCTTTCTTTTCTAAATCATCTAGCTTTCGTAAATATTTGAATTTTTCTTTTAATTCCTCTTCTTTTGTTAATTCGGGTTTTTGCTGTGTTTTGTCCAGATTAACAGGAATATTATTAAATTTGCCAAAACCGTCCCACGTTTTATTTTCATTCATATTTGCTGTAGATTTTCCAAGATTTATATTATCGGTGTCGTTGTTTTTTGTAACAGGCTTAATTTGCGCACCGTTATTTTTGGAACCACCAAAAAGGTCACCAAAAATAGATTTTTTTTGACCACTTCCAGAGTCTTGCTTATATTTTATTTCTTTATTTGTGCTAGTATTTTCAGTACTAGCACTAGCACTAGCACTAGCACTAGCACTAGCACTCTCACTGCTAACATTTGCACTATTAGCATTATCACTGCCAATATTTGCTTTAGATGATTGATGATAGCTAGTAGTATCAGAGAGCTCATTTAATTCATTTTCTAAATTTGTAATGTCTTCAATGTCAATAGATGATGAGAACTTTTTATCACCTTTATTTTTTTCATTCATTAATAATTCTATACCACCTCCAAAATTAGCAGATTTTCTAGTTGAACTAATTTCTTCAATGCGGTCTTCGTAAGGTTCGCTAATTTTAAATTCAGGCAATTGAATACTTTCTATATTTAAAAAATCGGGCTCAATTTCAACAATATTCATGTAATCTATTATGTTTTAAATAGAAGATTAATTTTTAAATACTCCGCAATATATAATATATAATATATAAACTATAATTATAGTTTAATGCTTTCTTGTTTATTATCCAAATAATAAATTCCTTGAAGCAAGCAATCCGCTAAATCGTCTTTCTTTGAATGCTTAGTAAAATAAGTAAGGTCAGCCAACATATTTTTATTTTCCAACAATTGTTTTGTATATACTATGCTTAGTTTTTTTCTCTCGTTATAGGAAATTTTTTTATCTTTATCTAGTTTATCTAGTTCTTTATCTTTATTTAAAAAGGCTTTTAATTTATTTGTTGCAGAAATGAAAACTATATTGTGGTTGTTACAATCAATAAAATATTGAGAGATCATACCTTGTAGCGACTTCATTCTATTAGCAATAGGACTAATTTGATTTTCGATTATAATTTGGTCTATACTAGTAAGGTCGTAACTATTAAACAGTTCATTGAGTTCATTTTTAAGACTTATACCCAAATCGATGAGATTTACATTATTAGCATTTATTGTTTCAATAGCCTCAAAGCAAGTAGTGTTTGCATATTCTTCTATTGTTTTAATAATGCTAGATTTATTTATAGGTTTTTCTAGTTTTAAATCGTATTTTTCAACTAATGTTGAGAGATTTGCTAATGACTGTTTATGTAAGGTTTTTAAATTACATAGCGGTAAACTATATTCGGTCTTCTTTGTATGATTTTTACAATAAAAAGTATCATTTTTATGAAAACAAGCCTGTTTACAGCACTTATTAGTTGAGCATGGAATAAACTTATTGCATAGGTTTATAACGTCCCATTTAATAATTGTAAAGTCTTGTGATCCATTTACAATAGTGTTTTTATCTAAATTAGCATTAGCAACCTCTAAAATAGCATATGCCAAATTTTTTATACCAATATCAATACTTAAAATTTTCATAGTATTATTATATTATTATATTAATAGAGTTTTTAATATTAATATAAATAAATTGTGCTTAAGTTAAAATTAGCGCCAGTCATATAATTTGTTGCCGTTTCTTTAAATAGTTTTCTTATATACTATTTAGCGTAATGCTGCTTTACATATATTATAGTGTATTCTATTTAAATAATAGATAAATAGCGCATATGTTAAAGCCAGTAAATATGTGCCCATTACATATCCGGAGTCTTTTCTAAATAGTCCAAGCATTAAACCGCCAAAACTCAATAAAACTAACAATGCTCCAAATATTCCAAAAACATAAAATAACATACAATAATTTTTGCCTAATGGCGCCATTAAACTATCAAAAAAATTCATTTTATAATAATAATATAATAAAAATTTTATAATATAATATAATAAAATTTTTATTATATTATTATTAAATTAACATTTAAAACTGCTTAGCTTATAAAGTTATTAGCGCAATGTTACAATACATATTGAGTAATAAATTCTTAATGTGTAATACATTAATATGTTACTTAAGAAAGACATAGCATATGCTCCCATTGCATAGCCTGAGCGTTTTCTAAATAATCCCATTATAAAACCACCGAGAGCAAATAAGGCAAACAATAAAGTTAATAATCCTAAATAATAAAATAACATACAATGATCTTTGCTTAGCGGAGACATCAAACTATCGAAAAAGTTCATTTTATAATAATAATATAATAAAATATTTTATAATTATAAAATAAATCATTAATAAATAACTAAATAATTTATAACTAAATAATTCATAAATAACTAAATTAATTAATTAGGAGTTACAACATATTTTGTAACATGCTTTTGAGAGTCTAGCTTTTGTCTAGACAAATATAATTCTTTTAAATCACTTGTTTCATAACCATATGGTCTAATATTTGATAATGTATGATCAAATATATATGGAGTATGCTTATTTATTTCTAAACTTGTTTTACTATAATACGGACATACACTGCATTCATTACATGAATTCAATTGATTGTTACTTATAATAGCCTCAGCATTGATTTGTAGATAATGCCTATAGTCGGTATTAGTTTTAATATTTTTATTTCTTTTAAGCATTT